GACGCCGCGTGGAAACGTTGATTCCGGGGACTACGCCCGGATTGGCAGCTCCGGGAACTACGCCCGGATTGGCAGTTCCGGGGACTCCGCCCGGATTGGCAGCTCCGGGAACTACGCCCGGATTGGCAGTTCCGGGGACTACGCCCGGATTGGCAGCTCCGGGGACTCCGCCCGGATTGGCAGCTCCGGGAACTCCGCCCGGATTGGCAGTTCCGGGGACTGCGCCCAGATTGGCAGTTCCGGGGACTGCGCCCAGATTGGCAGTTCCGGGAACTACGCCCGGATTGGCAGCTCCGGGAACTACGCCCGGATTGGCAGCTCCGGGTACTCCGCCCAGATTGGCAGTTCCGGGAACTCCGCCCGGATTGGCAGCTCCGGGAACTACGCCCAGATTAACTGCACTGGAAGTGATTCTGTGATCTGCTGTGCCGGACATGGCTCTGTGGTAAAAGCGCCAATTGGTTGCTGGATTACACTTGCAGAGTGGAAATACGATGGAGCAAAGCAACGATGCGTTCCGGTATGTGTGAAAACGGAGTATGTCGATGGCGAAAAAATCAAAGCGGATACACCGTACACGCTGAAAAACGGGGAGTTTGTGGAGGCTGATAGTGATGGGGAATAAATCTGACAAGTGTCCCAGCTGCAAGTACCGAATTGACCCGGGTGGATGGGCGGCTTGCGACGGCTGCATTCACGATGAAGGCCTGAAAGACCGGTATGAGCCGATGACCAACGCCGACCGTATCCGGAACATGACGGATGAGGAGCTGGCAAAATTACTCAGCACCGGAACGTTTACTTGCGAGGGGCTTAAAGAAGATATCTGCGAGAATATTCCGGGATGCGAGGAATGCAGGTTGGTATGGCTCCGCTCCCCGGTGGAGGAGAGCGAGAAATGAAAGTTCTGATAGCCTGCGAGGAATCGCAAACCGTGTGCAAGGCGTTCCGGGCGCGGGGGCATGAGGCGTATTCCTGCGATATCCAGGAGCCGTCCGGCGGGCACCCAGAGTGGCATATCCTTGGCGATGCGCTCAAGGCTATCGAGGGGGGGCAAGTGACCACTATGGACGGGCAGGTGCATATCATTCCCCGTTTCGGGTGGGATTTGATTATTGCGCACCCTCCATGCACGTTTATTTCCAACGCTGGGGCTTGCCGCCTGTACCCGAAGAAAGGCGTTCTTAATTTGGAACGTTTTGCAAATGGCCTGAAAGCAAAGTTGTTTTTCATGGTGTTTTACCTTTACGGCTACTTCGGCGTGGGGAAAATCTGCATCGAAAACCCGGTGCCAAGCAAGGTTTTTGAGATGCCGGAACACACCCAGGTTGTGCAGCCGTTTGAATACGGCGACCCGTTCAGCAAGAAAACATTGCTGTGGGAGTTCGGAATCGACCCGCTTGTTCCGACTAATATCCTGTCAGAGTATAAGCCACTTGTTTCCTGCGGCACGAGCCGCAATAAAGGGAACCGGGATAAAGCCGGAATAAGCAGAAAAGGCGGCGCAAGTAAGGCCAGGAGCAAATTCTCCCCCGGCATAGCCGCCGCAATGGCGGAACAGTGGGGATAACACAAGTCCGGGGCAACCCGGGCGGGAAGGAGAAATATGGACGAAATCAAATTGAAGCCCTGCCCGTTTTGCGGTGGTAAGGCAGAGTATATAATCAACAGCAACTACGAACGTTGCACAACGCATGGATGGAAATTTGGTATCAAGTGTACCAACTGCATGACGGAACTGCCTATGAAAGATTTCATTGTAACGGTGGACTTGGAATCGAATGGGAAAATTGCGTTTGCCAAAGACGATCGTAAAAAGGCCGCCGATATGTGGAACCGGAGGGCTGACAATGGCAACGGTTAAGTGTGCGCTTGGCAAGCGAGGGCGCCCGTCTCACGAATGGAACGACGGCAAGAAAGACCGCATCTACTGTCTCGGACGGGTTGACCTGATGACGGATTACCCGCTACCGGAATGCATGGCTTGCCCCGATTTTGTCGACAAGGCGCAGGATGACTTGGAGGAATTTTATGGGAGGTCTGACAATGGATAAAGCGGTACTTATCAGCATCCGTCCGGAGTGGGTGGAGAAGATCATCGCTGGAAAAAAGACGCTGGAAGTCCGGAAAAACCGCCCGAAGCTGGAAGCACCGTTTAAGTGCTACATCTACCGGACAAAAGGAACTGTTCCCCATATCATCAATGGGAAATGGGTACAGATGGAGGTTGGCGGAACGATCATTGCCGAGTTTACCTGCGACCGCATCTATGAGCTGGAAACGCGCTCACCTGGCGGCAGCTACTATGTCAAAGGTGCGGATCAGCCGACAACAAACGATGTTGCGCGGCAGTCGTGCCTGACCCTCAGGGATATGCACGAGTATCTGCAAGCGGCAAAGGGCTATGGATGGCACATTTCCAACCTAAAAATCTACGATGACCCGAAGCAGCTGAGCGAATTCAAGGGGTTGCGGAAAACGAAATTTGGATATGCGCCTGTTGAAATCAAACGCCCACCCCAGAGTTGGTGCTATGTGGAGGAACTATAATGGCTTTACGTAAACTTGCTCTAATGCACCGTTTTTTTGGCGCTTTGGATGGGCATACGTGCCGGGAGTGTAGCAACTTCATAAAGGGCAAGTATCACGATAAAGTGCTTAGCAAATGCAAAGTATACGGGCTTACCCATAGTGAAGCGACGGACTGGGCGGGACGATGGATGGCTTGTGGGGCATTCAATCGGGCAATAAGCCACAAACCCCTGGTGAGAGAAGTCGTCCCGGAACGGAAGCGGAAAGAGGCCGACAATACGCCCATTGATGGGCAGATTAGTTTGGAGGAATTGAAATGAGTGATTACATCAGCCGGGAGTTGGCACTTGCGGACTTTGAGCAGTGCAACCGTAAAAATTCCACCTGGACACCCCAAAGGGTTAAAACACTGCTGATGCGCATCCCCTCTGCCGATGTGGAGCCGGTGCGGCATGGGCGAAAAATTGAAGACGGAGACATAGGGGGTTTTTGGCTGTGCTCTCTGTGTGGCGAATGGTTGCCGTATGGTGCGAACTATTGCCCCAGCTGCGGCGCTCGAATGGACGGTGAATCGGAATGAAAGGAATTACATACTGCGGTGCTTGTGCCGATTACGACATCAAAAAGCACCGTTGCAAGCGTGGAGCGAAGCTGGAAAGCAATCCGCAGGATAAGTTTTTTGATGATTGCCCGTTGCCAGATGCGGAGCCGGTGCGGCATGGAGCATGGTACCCGTGCTTTGAGGACTGGCGACAGCAACAAGAGGGTAATAAGTGCTCTGTGTGTGGCTTTGAGTATTACGGAACGGGGATTCGCTCCTTTCATTACTGCCCGAACTGCGGCAGCAAAATGGATTTGGAGGTATAACATGAACAAAGAAGAAGCGATTAAACATGCCGAAGCCTTGATGGATTATATGGCTGATGTGGCGGATTTGTTGGAAAAACAGCAGAATAAAATCGAGGATCTTAAATACGAGGCCCAGGAGCGCGAGAAACACGTCGTTCATCTTCAGAAGCAGTGGCAGGCTGCCGAAATGTTCATTTGCACCATGTGCGGTCATTTTGACTACGATATAGACGGGAATATTGTCTACGGGAACAAGGATTGTTGTGAGATCGTCGGCTACCCCTGTTGTAAGAAGTTCACCCCACGGATTCCCGCGTCTGTTCGGTTGCCGGCTGTTCAGCACCTCTTGGAGGATAAGGAGGATAAGGGCGATGACGATTGACCGAGCAATTGAAATTCTGAACCCGGAACACCGGGAGCATTACGACGGAATGGACGAGGTGAACGAAGCCTGCCGAATGGGCATGGAGGCGTTGGAGCGGGGGAGAAATGCCGTCCCCGTGGTAAGGTGCCGGGACTGCGCTTCGTTTGAGCTAAAAGGTAAATACCCAGCCGGAATGCCTGAATATCCGGAAGGAATGCCGTATGGGTATTGCTATCATTGGGAATATGAGCAGGGCATGTCCCCCAATGAGGTAGACGGCAATGATTTTTGCAGCTACGGGAGAATACGGGAGGATGAAAATGGAAGAACTTAACGGCTACACCCCACCTGCCAGCTTGAATTTAAGCGACTTCCAGGATGCTATCGGCGATGCCGTAGTACAGGCGATTATAAAAATCGGTGTCCGGGTGAATCGGGAAGAACTTCTGAAAGCTCTGAAATATGATAGGGGGCAATACAAGGCGGGGTATGATGCTGGTTTCGCAGACGGGTTCATTGAAACGCTCCACATAGTTCGGTGCAAAGACTGTATCCACCGGCAGGGAGACGAGAATCCTATGTGTATGCTGCACACCGAGCCTTACCCAAATGTCAGAGGCTACAAGGGAGAGGCTGTTTGCGTGGAAATGAACGGCTTTTGCAGCTACGGAGAAAGGAGAGCGGGGAATGAAAAGTGATATCACGTTTATGGACTGCTGGCACTTTATCGCTCCGCTGATTCCGGTGGACACGGACTACACAATGGATATTTACGTCATGGTGTTTAACGCCCTGAAAGAAGCGGAGAAGAAACGGATTGCCAAGAAGAAAGGGGGCGCAGAGAATGGTTAAAGTTATCGCAATTGTGTTCGCTGGTATTGTGTTCCTGCTTTTCTGCGTGCTTATTGCCACGGGGCTGGCATGGGGGATTCTTACAATCGTCAAGGCCGTCATCGAGCTGTGGCGGGAAATAAAGGAGTGAGAACCATGAGCAAGAAACCGGACTATCTCACCCTGTGCTCCATAGCCGCCCAGAAGGCCGGGACGAGCTACGGGAAGTACATGGCAATGCCACGGATACCACCCGCCAATTCAGGCCGATGTTGAGGACGTGGAAGCCCCGCAGGGCATTTCCAAAATCTGCCCCCAGTGCGGGAAGGAATTCACGCAGGGAAAGATCAAGCAGAAAATCTATTGCAGTTTGGAGTGCCAGAAAGCCCACGCCCAGAGAGCCGCTAAAAGGAGATACCGTGACAGAAAAGCGGCGGCTGACGCGGGATAAGGAAATGGGGCGGTAATGTGGAGTACAGGGACGGCAGGAAGTATTGCGTCGGGTGCCGGTATTTCTTCGGATATTACGAAGGCAGCCGGTGCTGCAATTACATATTCGTCCATGGGGAAAAGCGGCCTTGCCCGCCTGGGAAGGATTGCACCGAAAGGAGGGAGAAAACGAAAAACAGGAGACGGAATTTAATATTATAGCTTTATCCCTGTATAGTATATATTAAATATAATCTTATACCTTGTGTGTATTGTGTATATCTATACAGGAATTTAATAAGATATGCAAGGAGGAACGGAATGAACTGGAAGTATGAGGCCATTGAAAAGCCAAAGGAACACAACCAATGCGTGGGATAATGTAAGCAATTTGAAAGCGAATGATTGCATCCTGCAAGCAAATGTATGCAGATGCACGCAAAATGTTTACATACGCATGGGAAAAGAAAGTTTCCCCCTTAACAATCCCCTTTTAAAGAAAACTTCCATATTTTCATTATATTTATATATTATATTATTATATATAAATATTATTCCTTGTATCGTGTACGTGTTATGGTAAAGAATATAAGTAAATCTACTAAGATAGTAAAGGAGGACAACGACTTTGGCGGAAAGCAATAAACTCAAAAAGAAGCCTTATCAAGTTCCTGATCTGGAACCAGGAGACAATACCAAGTACATTAACCATTCCATGACTATCATGAAATGGAAAACACCGGATATGAATGATCTGGAAGCTGTAGAGAAAAGATGTTTCGATTATTTTGACCTTTGCGCTAAGAATGATATGAAACCTACCTTTGCAGGATTCGCTTTAGCTTTCGGGGTGGATAGAATGACTATGTGGAGATGGTGCAATAATCAGCCTAGAAGCAGGGATTTAAGCGACTCTGTGCGTGACACTATCAAAAAAGCGCGGGATTTAATCAACGCTCAGATGGAGGATTTCATGCAAAATGGCAAGATTAACCCCGTTGCCGGAATTTTTTTGATGAAAAACAATATGAACTACACCGACCAGCAGGAAGTGGTCTTAAAGCCGGATAATCCGCTTGGAGAGCGGGCAGACCCGGAGAAGCTGCGGCAGAAGTATCTGGAAGATGTTCGCGGTAGCGGTGCGACTATCATTGACGCGGAGGGTGGAACGGAATGAGAGAAAAGACGGAATACGCCATCGAACGAATGTGCACAGAGGTTGCCCAAATCCGGATGCTGATGGAGGGCGGCGCTAGGAAACCCGCCTGCGACTTTTGCAGAGAGTGTGTGAACAAACCGGAAACATTCTCCGTGGTTACCCATAGCGGGCGGCAAATGACGGTGACTTGGAATTTTTGCCCAGTGTGCGGTCGGAAGCTCGAGCAACTATAACAGCGACTTTGACCCAGCGACTATAGCGACTATAAAAACGCCCCGGAGGTCTTGCGACTTTCGGGGCGACTTTCTGCGACTATGAAACGGGAATTTTCGGCTGCGACTTTGCGACTATGGCTCACGAGCTGGGAGCCTTGCGGGGATTTTCAGCCATGACGCAAAAACATGGCGGGAAATCTGATCGGGATCTGGGCTGCCTCTGGCGGGCCGTGGGGTGGCGCCCCTGTTCCGTCGCAGAGGGCAGAACGCCGGAGGGCGCAGAAAGCGACCAGACGGGCGAAAAGCTGCGGGGGCATCCTGGCATATCCGGCACAGGAATAGGCACAATGGCGGGCGCTGAGCGCCCCACACGCTGCATAAAATGCCGCACGGCGCTGTGTTGCGCCCATACGCGCCCATTTTAAGGCGGGAACGATGCTTGACGTTAATTTATATTGCCAGAATAAAAGCCACTTAGAAAGCCGCTGAAAGCCTTACAGGGCATAGCAAGAGAAAAGCCCCGCCACGTTGGCAGGGCAAAGAGAAAGCCGACAATAGATGCCAGCGCCGCAGAACAAAGAAAGCCGCCCGGACAATGCCCGGACGGCTTGAATATTATTTGCTTATTTTCAACAGCTCCGCTAGAACCAGCAGCGGGAAGAAAAGAATTGCAAGGATAATCACGCGCCCACCTCCTCAAGAATCACGGTTACATTATCGCGGCTGCCAAAGCTGCGGACATCGTAGGCCAGATATTTATATATCCCGGTGTAAATCCTGAGATAGAGAGTCCCGAACCGGGAGTCTATTTCCATGCGGTTTCTTTTCGCATAGGTGGAAATCAGGGCGGCCGGCGTAAAGTTCGCGCCACGCTCGACGGTCTCGCGGAAAGAACAAACCCATTTAATGCCGTCGTAGTGTTCCGCGCTGATCTCGTTTGCAATGGAAAGAATCTCGGCGGTGGTGTAGCTGGGGTTCCGCTTGTGAATGCGCTGTTCTAGGTCGAGGTTGCGCCAAGATTGGCCGCTTGCGTCGGTGTATTGCGTGTCTATGTGTAGTCCAATGGGGTTAATGATCTCTTGCGCGGGGTGTTTCAGCGGTGCGCCGGTTCGCTTGTTGGTATAGCGCGGCTGGCTGCGGTTCTGCCAAAGGGAGAATTCAAGGAAATAATTCCGGCCGTCTTTGCCGGGGATTGTCTCGCCCATCGTGCACACACGATAATTGCCAACGTCGCTTTTAGTGGTGACCGGGACGCCACCATTAAAATTGCAGCCGCGCTTTTCTAGTAACAGATAGTTCTTTCCGTTGATAATCATTATAATATTCCTCCTTGTAATTCTGTGGAGGCCGTGCTATAATAGCGGTGCCTCCTTGTGTGGTGCGCTCCCGTTGGTCTTGGTAGGATTGCGGGGGCGCTTTTTTGTTTACGTGAGTATTATACACTAATTATTTCAAGTTGTCAATAGGAAATCAAAAATTATTTTTAGTGTAGTTATGGCGATATAGTTTGAATTTTGCAGTGTTTTATACGCGCACATAATGAAAGAAATGTCTATAGTATAAGAACATACGCATAGTCCATGATACAAGGACATAAAAATACCGCAAAACGCGGAGAAAACAGAACATTTTCAATAAATATCGTATTTTGATATGTGTATTTATAGGCTTTAACGCAACCAAATATTTATTTTGTTGCGTTCGTTTTGCCGTTCATGCCGATACGGTCAAAATGTGTTTGTATAGCATGGACAGTTTGCATTTCCTGGATCTTGTGCCGTCCGGCACTGTCCAGCGGTTCCGGCTGCTGCCGGATAGCACCGGGGGCGGGGGATATGGCCGGCCTGATTCGGCGGGGGTTAGCCCCACAAGTACCCACAAAAATAAAAAGCCCCTCTCCTTCTCGAAAAATCCCGCAAAAACAAAAAAGGAACTACCAGACCTAAAAAATCGCCAAAAAGCAAAAAGGCAAGAACCAACTATATAAAAGCTCCCTCCGGTCGCCACATCACCAATTTTATTTTGGCAATCCTATTGACAATCAAATATATCTAGTGTATATTAAAGGCACACAGGAGGTGTTCCCGATGCAGATAAGCAAAGCGATTCGTCAGGTAATGAAGGAGAAAAGTGTGTCTCTGCTCACTATGGCAAAAGCGATTGGAAAACAACGGGGGAATGACATAAGCGCTAGACTGACAAACCCCAACATGTCCTTCGACAAGGCAGTGGAAATGCTAGACGTTCTAGGCTATGAGGTAGTCATTCAGGAGCGCAAGCCCGGTGCCAGAAGAGCAGATCAGATCGTGATTGACCAAAAGGAGGAATAATCATGAAAAAACTGTTGTGCATTAGCGTCATTACCGTATTTCTCGTGGCATTAACGGCGTGTGGAGGGAAAGGCGACGCGCCGACAGTTGCCACAAATGTTGATGTTTATGCGTTGAAACAAGGTGACGAGGTTTCTATTGTTGGCCAAACTGCTGCGTCAACCTTGGAGAACGGAAATACACTTATTGTTCAGGTTCTGCGGAACGGAGACCGTACAGTTGTGTATCACTGCCAAATGAAAGACGAATTTGTCGCCGAAGCAGAGGGGTACAAACCTCTAGACGTGGCTAAGGTCACAGGGAAGTTCTTGAGCCTCACCGATATGGCTGATGAACCCGGAGTTGAATTACCAAAAGAAAATATTGCCATTTTGGTTACGCTGTATGACTGCGAACTGAAATAAGGAGGTCTGACCTATGTGGGTGTTGCTAATTATTCTGTTCCCCATATTCGTGCTGATAGAGCTTATGAAGCATGTATAGGGGGGCAAACCCATAAGTGAATAAATGTTCCCATAGGTGGGAGCCATAGCCGAAGGGCTGCTTGTGCTGAGATACGCACGGGCAGCCCTTATTTTTGTATCAGGAGGGAATTTATGAAAATCGACGTTTTGGGAGCAGAATATACGCTTACAGTAATTCGGGGAAGCAAAGAGCCAAGACTTAAGGATTGTGACGGTTTCTGTGATGAAACTACGAAAGAGATGCTGGTCGAAAATTACGAAGACAGCAAGGGAGAGCCAAATTGCAAGCAAAACCTTCTGGTTCAGACGAACAAGGTGAAGCGGCATGAGATCATTCACGCATTTCTATTCGAAAGCGGCCTTGCGGAAAATTCCAGTTGGGCGCAGAACGAGGAAATGGTGGACTTCTTTGCGATCCAGTTTCCAAAACTGCTGAAAGCATTTGAACAAGCGGACGCTCTGTGAGGTGAGAGTATGGATTATGAGAAATTGTCAGCCTCCATTCTGGGGGCTATCGAGAACAGACCGGGCGATATCGGGGCATATGAAGACCTGTTTTCCCTGTGCCAGGCATGGGCTGAGACTGATTTCACGGCGGCGCATCGGGCGAATAAACAATTGAAGGATATGTGCGACCGAATGATGGATAAAGTTCCCATGTCTCAGGTGGAGGGATTCTACAGCCTTTGGCGGCGGGGGCTATTGTTTGAGGCTCCATATGACTTTGACAGCTATCTTACCTATATTGAATTGGACAGGAAGCTAGAAAAACGGTTTTATCAGCCGAGAAAGCACTACTTAAAACGATATGTGGACGCATACCAGAAGATTTTGGACGGGGAATTGGACTTTTTATCGATTTCCATGCCTAAGCGCGCTGGGAAATCCCAGTTGGGAATCAATTTCACAAATATGCTTTCCGGGAAATCCCCTGAGAAGGCGACACTTATGGAAGGAACCGGTGACGATTTGGTCAATTCTTTCTACAAGGGCTGTCTGGAATATCTTCAAACACCGAGCGAATACCTGTTCTACGACGTTTTCCCGGAAAGCAAGCTGGTTCAGACGAATGCAGATACGAAGACGTTGAATCTCATGAACAAATCCAGATTTCCAACAATCATGTGTCGCTCCATTGACGCACGACAGGTCGGCTTATCCGAAGCTACAAACCTGTTATACCTTGATGACTGTGTCGAAGGGCGGGAAGAGGCAAAGAACCGGCAGCGTCTTGACGAGAAGTGGGAGGTAATTTCTGGTGACATTATCGGCCGTGCCATCGAAGGAACGCCCATTGTTATCTGCGGCACACGGTATTCCCTGTATGACCCAATTGGACGGTTACAAGAGGAAATGAAGAAACAGAACAAACGCTGTGAGATCATTGAAACCCCTGCCCTTGACCTTGTCACGGACGAAAGCAATTTTGAGTATATCCGAGACGGGAAAAAAGTGTTCACAACACAGTATTTCCGAGATCAGCGGGATATGCTGTCCGCGGAACAATTTGAATCCGAGTTTCAGCAGCAGCCATTTGAAGCAAAGGGGCTTCTTTTCCCAGAAGGCAATTTGAACCGGTTTTTTGAACTCCCCGTTGACAAGGAGCCGGATACCATCATTGCCGCCTGTGATACAGCAGACAAGGGAGCAGACTACTGCGCCATGCCGATTGCGGCGGTCTATGGGCAGGAAGTGTACATTATCGACGTTGTTTTTGATGATTCTACCCCAGAAGTCACAAAACCAGAAGTCGCAAAGGCTTTGATTAACAACAAGGTCGTATCTGCCATGTTTGAAAGCAACAATGCTGGCAGTTACTTTGCAAGGGACGTGCAGGATATTCTCAAAAGCAGAGAATATATGTGTAGCATTCGGACAAAACGAACGATCAGTAACAAACAGACCCGAATTGAGTTCGCGTCAGACAATATCCTGAAACATTTCTATTTCAAGCATCCGTCCACATATGCAAGGAACAGCCAGTATGCAGAGTTCATGCGACAGGTCACAACATATACCCGTTCCGGGAAAGTGGCTCATGATGACGGGGCAGATTCGCTCAGCCTACTTGAAAACGAACTCCGGGGCTTGGTTGGAACGAAAGTTGAAGTGTTTGCGAGACCGTTCTAAAATAATGCTTGACTTTTGCCATTGCATAATATATAATAATGCCATGGCAAAAGAGAGGTGATGATATGTCGCCACGAACCGGAAGGCCAGTCAAAGGTAATAGCAAGCGAGATAAAAGTTTACAGCTTAGAATGAGCAAAGAGGAACTTGAAATTCTTGATTTTTGTGCAGAAAAACTTGAAATTTCAAGAACAGATGTGGTAAACAAAGGTATTTTGCTTGTAAAGAAAGAACTGGACAAAAAAGAATAACCGCAACCTGCCGCCGTAGGAAGTGAACAGGTTACGGTTATCAAAACACCAGCCCGAAGGATGGTAAATCCATTCTATCATTCCTCTGGGCTGAAATCAAGGAGGAAAATTTATGAATAACGAAATCAAGGTATTCAGCAACGAGGAATTTGGTTCTATTCGCAGAGTTGAAGTCGATGGCGAATTTTGGCTTGTCGGCAAGGATGTGGCGGCGGTGCTGGGGTACAGCAATCCCCGGAAAGCCCTCGCTGACCATGTTGATGAAGAAGACAAGGGAGTAACGAAATGTGACACCCTTGGTGGAACGCAGGATATGACCGTCATCAACGAAAGTGGCCTTTATTCCCTTGTGCTTTCCAGCAAGCTCCCCTCTGCCAAGAAGTTCCGCCGGTGGGTCACTTCCGAAGTGCTGCCTTCCATCCGCAAGCACGGAGCCTACATGACCCCGGAAACGCTGGAAGCGGCGATTCTGAACCCGGATTACCTGCTGAAAGTGGCAACCGCTCTGAAAGAGGAAACGGACAAGCGGAAAGCCCTGGAATCCAAAGTCCAGGCCGATGCACCCAAAGTTCTGTTCGCTGACAGCGTGGCCGCTTCCAGTAGCACGGTTCTTGTGGGTGAGTTAGCAAAGATCATGCGGCAGAATGGTGTGGACATGGGCGAAAGACGGCTGTTCCGGTGGATGCGGGACAATGGGTACTTAATCAAGCGCAACGGCACGGATTACAACATGCCTACGCAGGCCAGCATGGAGCAGGGGCTCTTCCGTATCAAGGAAACGGTCATCAATCACAGTGACGGACATACCTCTGTGAGCAAGACACCGAAAGTTACCGGCAAAGGACAGACGTTCTTCCTGAATAAGTTTCTGGGGGAGGGCAAGACCGTATGACAACCGCAAAAATGAACGAAATCTGGATGAATGCTCACATGGCTCTTGCAACAACGGAAATGCTGTTGGATATGCTTGACATGGAGGCTGACCCCGAAACCGGGGAACTTGCCCTTGGTAAGGCGCGGGTTGGGATGTACTGCGACGTTCTGGCTGCTGTTTGCAGCCAGATTAAAGGGATCGCAGACACGATTAGCGGCAAATAACAAGTAAATATTGGATGTGAGCGCGTTGGGTGTAGGTAACTTCACCCGATGCGCTTTGTGTTTTTATTCTCCGATGGTTTACGAACGAGAATTAAGTAGACAACCATCCGCCACTGTGGTATAATGGTAAATGAGAAAATAGATTTCCGGAAAAGGGGGTGCGTAATACGGAGAGCAGGCGGTTATTCGGGCGTCGGGTAATTTACACCGAGGTTACGGATATAAACGAGGGGAATATCATCGACGTGCTACAAAAGGCACTGTTTACGCACCTGCAAAATCAGGCAGAGATTGATTACCTGTACCGGTATTACAAGGGAGAACAGCCAATTCTGAGCCGTGTGAAGGAAGTCCGCCCGGAAATCAACAACATGGTTGTGGAGAACCGAGCAAATGAGATCGTATCTTTCAAATCGGCCTATCAAGTCGGCGAACCAATCCAGTACGTAAGCCGTGGTGGGGACGAAGACATTTCCTCCGAAGTGCTGAAACTGAATGACTATATGCTGTCCGAAGACAAGCCGGAAAAGGATAAGGAACTTGCCGATTGGCTCTTCACTTGCGGTACCTCTTATCGAATGACTTTGCCGGACGTTTTGGCGGATGCCGAGGAAGACGAGGCTCCTTTTGAGATATTCACCCTTGACCCAAGATACGCATTCGTGGTGTACTCTGTGGGCCTTGGCCATAAACCCATGATGGGTGTACGGTATGTTCTAAAAGAGGACGGAACGCTCGTTTTCTCCTGCTGGACAGAAACCAGGTATTTCGAGGTCTGGAACACGTGGGCTGTTATTCGCGCAGAAGATCAGATTTTGGGAATCCCGATTGTGGAGTACCCGGCGAACATGGCTCGTTTAGGGGCATTTGAAATCGTGATTCCGTTGCTTGACGCAATCAACATGACGGAGAGCAACCGAATTGACGGCGTAGAGCAGTTCGTTCAAGCACTGATGCTGTTCCATAATGTTGACATCAGCAGTGAGGACTACAAGAAACTGCGGGACGAGGGCGCAATCAAGTTCAGGGATATTGACGCCACACTGAAAGCGGAGATTCAATACCTGACCTCCGAAATGAACCAGACCCAGACGCAGACCCTTGTGGACAGCATGTATGAAACGGTGCTGACAATTTGCGGAATGCCAAACCGGAACGGAGGGACTTCTACCTCTGACACCGGATCAGCGGTCATCATGCGGGACGGCTGGTCGGCAGCGGAAGCCAGAGCCAAGGACACGGAGCTGGTTTTCAAGAAGTCCGAAAAGGAATTTTTGAAGCTGGTGCTGCGTATCTGCCGGGACATGGGGCATCTGAGCCTGAAACTCTCGGCACTGGAAATCCGGTTCACGCGGCGGAATTATGAGAATATCGCGCAGAAATCAACGGTTCTAACCCAGATGCTTGCTTGCGAGAAAATCGCCCCTGAACTGGCATTTACACATTGCGGGTTATTTTCCGACCCGCAGTTGGCCTACCGAATGAGCATGGATTACATGGCGGAACAGGAGAAAAAAGCGGCGAAGCTTGCCGCGCAGAACGGAGGGAACGGCGATGGAAGCGGAAACCAGACCGGCGGTCAGAGTGACGGCGAAGGAAATTCGGGCGATTGAGGAAATCATCCGCCGCCGGAATCAGGCGGAAATCAAAGTCGAACAAGGCCAGATCGTGGTCATTGAGATTCGGCGCAAGAAGGTTAACTGACTGTTTGGCAAAGAGCGCCGCACCTTTCGCGGAAGAGCCACACCAAATGGTATAATTTGTGACTGCTCTAGGGAGCAGCGAACAGCCGAAGGGCTTCTGATACCAGAAATGGTATTGGAAGCCCTTCTTTTTTACACTGCGGCATAGCCAAAAGGTAAGGCACATGGTTTTGACCCATGTAATGGAAGTTCGATTCTTTCTGCCGCAACCAGCGGGGGGCTGGACAATTCAAGCACGCCGATAACTGCTGTATGCGCAAGGCAGCCAAAGCGAAGGAGAAGGAACAGCATTGTGTGATAAGTGTACATAAGCGCACGATAGCTCAAAGTAGCTTGCCCCGTCCCACAAAAACATTTCCTCGGCCACAAGCCGAGTACATGAAGAATAGAAGACGAAAATTTGGCGCGGCAGACAGCGAGTGGGGTTCACCTCTCCCCCCACAGAAGGACGTTCAAATCGGCCTCGCGCCATATATATCGCCGATGGCCTCCCTATCGGCGATGAAACCCGGAAACGGGCAAAGCGGTTCCCCTGCACCGTAAGCAGGGGATATGTGGGTTGTTAGCTCAGTTGGTAGAGCAGCGGACTGTTAATCCGCAGGTCACAGGATCGAAGCCTGTACAGCCCTCCATAACAGCAGCAGGGAAGCTGCTCTATCAAAAACGCAGACGGGAGACAACCCGAAAAAACAGAGACCACGGCGGAGGGAACCGCCTCACCAAACGCAGGAGGAATAATTATGGCAAAAATCGATACAAATCTCATTGAAGGTTATGCGGACATGACCCCCGAGCAGAAGCTTTCCGCTTTGGAGGGCTTTGAGTACGAGGACAACACCGCAGAACTGGAAAGGCAGAAAAACGCGCTGTCCAAGGCCAATTCCGAGGCTGCGGAATGGAAGCGTAAGCACAATGCGCTTCTGACTGACGAGCAGAGGAAGCAACAGGAGCAGGCCGAAAAGTGGGAGAACATGGAAAAGGAGCTGGCCGGTCTGCGGAAGGAAAAAACCGTTGCCGGTTACAAAGCAAAGCTGGTTGCTCAGGGTTATGATGAAGCCCTTGCGGACGCTACTGCGGCGGCCATGGAATCCGGCGATATGGCTACGGTTTTTGCCAACAACCAGACGTTTTTGGAAAAATACGCCCAAAAAGTCATTGCGGACAAGCTGAAAAGAACGCCCAGAGGCGCGGATGGAAGCCCCGGCGGCGCAATGACCAAGGCGGACTTCCTGAAACTCGACACCAAATCCCAGATGGAGTTTATCAAGAACAATCCTGACTGGAAAACAATTTTGAAATGATTATGGAGGTAAAACATTATGGCTACTTATCTTGGCTTTCCGTTTGACCCCGAGCTGTTTAACTACAACTGGGCAAATGCGAAAGACCCCACCCTGACCGCGATGTTTGAGAGCGGCGCTGTCGCCCCGAACGCAGAACTGGCGGGCTTGATTTCCAACGGCTCCGATTTCTACACCCTGCCGTTCTACAAAGTCATTGGCGGCACTCCCGAGAACTACGATGGCGCAACCGACATCACCCTGACCGACCCCGAAGGCAGCGCTCAGAATGGTATCGTGTTTGGCCGCGCCCACGGCTGGAAGGAGAAGGACTTCATCGTTGACTACAACAGCGGTGCAGACCCCATGCAGCAGATCGTGTCTCAGGTTTCCAAGTATTGGCAGAAGCAGCGTCAGTCCATCATGCTGAAAATCCTGAATGCGGTGTTCAGTGTGACCGGCAGCGGTGAGTTTGCTGGTTGGGCGAACCACATCACTGACCTGTCTTCCGCATCCACCACTGTTGCGGATGCAAACAAGATGGGCGCTACCACCATCGGTGACGCTATCCAGAAGGCCGTGGGCGATAATCAGGACGCTTTCCGGCTGGTGTTCATGCACAGTAAGGTCGCCACCAATATGGCTGGCCTGAAGCTGCTGGACTTCCTGAAATACACCGACGCCAACGGCGTGGAGCGCCCCCTCCGCATTGGCACCGTGAATGGCATGACTGTTGTCGTAGATGACAGCTGCCCCGCCACCGCCGCTACCAGCGGAGAAAGTGCGAAAGCGGCCACCTACACCACCTACGTCCTCGGCCTTGGCGCAATTCAGTACGCCCCCGCTCCCGTGAAGGTGCCTTCCGAACTGACCCGTGATGCTCTCAAGGGCGGCGGCTATGACGCTCTGGTGACTCGTATCCGTGAAACCATGCACCCCAACGGTTTCAGCTTTACCAAACCCACTTCCGGCTACACCGCTTCTCCCACGGATGCACAGCTTGCTGCATCTGCCAACTGGTCTATCGTGGCCGACCCGAAGACCATTGCTCTGGCAAAGATCATCACCAACGGCTAAGGAGGTTCACCATGTTCTATGTTTCTGACGGGAAAGTGTATGTGCGCGAGGGAGATCACTTTCGCAACGTGGGCTTTACCGCAAAGGACAAGGTGATTACCCGGCGCGAACTGGAGAGCACTTCTGTGGTGATGGGAACGGTAGTCGTTGATACCCTCAACGACCCCGTACCGCTCACCCGCGAGGAAGTTATCACCAAGTTTGGTTTATCGGAGAATAATCCTATTCCCGTTATCAAGAAACCACGCAAGAAGGCGGGAGAACCCGTAGAATGAAAGGAGGTAAGAAACCGTGCAGGAAGCCGAGAAAAACGCATTGGTAAAAGCCATGGCGAATGAAACCGACGAAAGCACGGTTTCTGCCTACCTTGGCATTGCGGCAAGTAAGATTTGCCGCAGGGCATACCCGTTTGACCCTTCCATTATGGAGGTTCCGGAGCAGTACAGCTATCTACAGGTGGAGATTGCTACGTATCTTCTGAACAAGCGGGGCGGCGAGGGGGAGCTGTCTCACAGCGAGAACGGCATTTCCCGTTCCTACGAGAACGGGGACGTTCCGGAATCCATGATGCGACAGATCGTTCCCATGGCCGGGGTTCTGTGAGGTGACAGTGTGAGAATCATGGAGCGAAACAAGCAAAGCTTCTGGTATCTGCTGTATGACCGGAAAGTGCCTGTCACCGACGAGGACGGCAACGAAACCGGCGAGGAAACTGTTGTGTACAAACCTGCCGTTTCCTTCCGCGCCAACGTATCCGCTGCGACCGGGGCTTCTCAGGTGGAGCAGTTCGGCAATCTTGCCGGGTATGACAAGGTCATCGTTACGGATGACATGACCTGCCCCGTTGACGAGAATACCGTGCTATTCCTGGACAAGGAGCCTGTGTATGACGAGGACGGGAAGCCCCTGTATGACTACATGGTCATACGGGTGGCAAAGTCTCTGAACTCAGTATCCATCGCCGTTACGAAGGTGAGCGTGTCGTGAGCTACAAGAGAATTGTGGTTCCGCTGTCGGTTTCCGGCATCCAGAAGATTCAGGACGAATTGAAGGAATACAAACGCTGGCAGAAGGACAAGGCAAAGGAACTGACCGAAAGGCTGGCAATGCTGGGTGCTTCTGTGGCTTCCATCCGGTTCTCACGGGCTGTTTACACCGGGATGAGGGATGCAACCGTGTCCGTCGTGGCAATCCCGAATGGTTACGCCGTAAAGGCCGATGGGGAATCCGTCCTTTTCATCGAATTTGGAGCCGGTATCACCTACGGAACCGGACACCCGGAAGCGTCGGAGTTTGGCATGGGGGCTGGCACCTACCCGGACGGGAAAGGTCATTGGGACGACCCCAAAGGCTGGTATCTGCCCAAAGACAAGGGCGGCGGCCACACATACGGAAATCCTCCTGCAATGCCCATGTATGAGGCGAGAAAAGCGATTGAGCAGGAGCTCCCGAGAATCGTTATGGAGGTGTTCAGGGCTTGATTGATATTGAAAAGCTGATCTATACCCCCATTGCCGAGGCTCTGCGAAAGCGCTTCAAGGGCATTGCGGTATCCGGCGAATATGTGAACGCTCCTCCAAAATTCCCCTATGTAAGCATCGTAGAGCAGGACAATTATATGTCCGCGAACAGGCTGGACAGCAGCGACCGGGAAAAGTTTTCCACGCTGATGTACGAGGTTAATGTCTACTCCGACAAGGCGGGAAGCAAGAAAAGCGTCTGCCGGGAGATCATGGGCGTTATAGACGAAATGCTCTACAAACGGAATTTCACGCGAATTTCGTTGTCCCCTGTTCCGAATATGGAAAACGGGACGATTTACCGTCTGGTAGCCCGGTATCGGGCGGAGACGGACGGCGGAACAATTTACCGCAGGTAAATATGCTTTACCTTTCCGTAAGGGCGGAAAGAGAGCCGAAGGGCTGCTTCACAGGAGGCAGCCCGTTTTTATTACAACGAAAGGATGATTAAACATGGCCATAAGCACGTATAAAGTTTTCCTGATGAAAAAGGGAACCACCGGCAACACCTACGAAAAGCTCATTGACATCAAGGAATTCCCTGATCTGGGCGGCGATCCGGAGATGCTGGAAACCACTACCCTGTCTGACAAGATGCAGACCTACATCGCCGGTATCCAGTCTCTGGATGCGCTGGCGTTCACCGCGAACTACACTCTGACTGACTACAAAGCGCTGCAAGCGCTGGCTGGAAAGACCGAGAGCTACGCCGTATGGTTCGGTGGTGACGAGGCTGGCGGTTCCCTGACCCCCACCGGCAGCGACGGCAAGTTCAAGTTTGACGGTCAGCTGACCGCCTACGCCACCGGCGGCGGCGTCAACGAGGTTGTAGACCTGAACATTTCCATTGCCCCGTCCACGCCCATTGAGCTGGACGACGCGACCTGAGCCAAAACACAGACCACACATTTTTAAGGAGGATTAGCGATGGCTAAGAAAATCTGCATTCCCTACAACGGTAAGAAGTACAACTTGGAGTTCACCCGCTCCACGGTTTCCGCCATGGAGAAGACCGGGTTCTCCATCAATGAGCTTGGCGACAAGCCCGCTACCATGATTCCCATGCTGTTCAGCGGCGCTTTCGCGGCGAATCATCCCAACACCAAGGTTGCTACCATCAACAAGATTTATGACGGGCTGAGCAACAAGTCCGGCCTTGTGAAGGTGCTGGCGGAAATGTACTCCGAGGCCGTGTACACCCTGCTTTCCGATGATGAAGAGGAAAACGAGGGAAACCCCGGCTGGGAAGCAGTCGAGTAAGCGAACTTCTTTCCGAAAACGGAGGGGGTGGGGAGACCCCTACCCCCTCTTACGCTTACACAAATATCTTCAAGAAGTTATTCCCGTACTATCTTGCAATCGGCATGACCTATGACCAGTTCTGGAATCAGGACGTGGAACTGGTGAAAGCCTACCGGGAAGCTGACAAGATCAAACGGGACTTGAAGAATCAGGATATGTGGATGCAAGGGGCTTATTACTATGAAGCCCTTCTGGATGCCGCCCCGGTTCTGCGGTTCAGTTTCAGCAAGAAGCCTCCGAAGCCCATTCCATACCGGGAGCAGCCCTTTGAGCTGCACACTGGGCAGCGGAAAGCGGCGGATAGTGGAGAAAAGCAGCTGACCCAGCAGGAAAAGAGCGACAAAAAGGCGAAAGCCATGATGGAGATGTTCATGGTTTCCATCAACAAGAAATTTGAGAAGAAGGGCGGTGAAGGGAATGGCTGACAATGTGGAAATGCAGGGCATTGAATTTCAGATTGTGAATGACAGTGCCGCGGCATCCGCAGGGGTGGAGGTTCTGGCAAAAAAGTTGACAGAGCTAAAAACGTCGATCAGCGGTTCCACAACTGCCCTTTCCAAAGTTGCAGCGGGAATTTCGCAGATCAAGAATTCCGTGAACAACATGAATACCGGCGATTTTGCGAACAAGATAAACCGCATTAGCAACTCCCTGAGCAATCTGAAAGGCCAGACGGACAGCCTGAAAATTTCCGCGTCCATCGGAAACCAACTGGCGGCCATCAATCAAGCAATCACCAATCTGCCGGACACCCCCGGAGAAAAACTGCGGAATCTGGCATCCGGATTGCAGCCTCTGTCCGAGCTTGGCCGGTCTAATATGACTTCCTTCATCAACCAGCTGAAAAAGCTGCCAGAGGTCATCCAGGAGCTTGAGAAAGCGGATATTGATAAGTTCACTCAGCAGATGAAAAACTTGGCAGCAGCCATGAAACCGTTCGCTGACGAAATGAACAAGGTTTCCTCCGGGTTTTCGGCATTTCCAAGCAGAATTCAAAGGCTGATTGCATCGACTGAGCAGTACAACGGTACGGTAAGGCGGGCAACCACAAGCACAAATGCTTGGAACAGTGCGCTCAAAGCAATCAGCTTTGCGGCCATATACCGGGCGGCGGCAAAGCTCCTGGGTATCGCAATTGCAAAATCGTCCCAGTATACGGAGGATTTGAACCTATTCACCGTTTCAATGGGGAAGTACGCCGAGGAAGCCTATAACTACGCCCAGAAGGTTTCTGAGGTAATGGGCATTGACCCCGCTGAATGGATGCGGAATCAGGGCGTGTTTAACACAATTATCTCTGGTTTCGGCGTTGCCGGTGACAAAGCAGCGTTCATGTCCAAGAACCTTACCCAGCTTGGCTATGACCTTGCATCTTTCTACAACCTGGATTTTGCATCTGCCATGCAGAAAGTGCAGTCTGGTATCGCTGGCGAATTGGAACCCATGCGCCGCCTTGGTTACGATCTATCCGTAGCCAGGTTGGAGCAGGAGCGGTTGAATCTTGGCATCGACAAGAGCGTTTCCTCCATGACCCAGGCTGAAAAGTCCCAGCTCCGCTACTATGCCATGATGACCCAGGTAACACAGGTGCAGGGTGATATGGCACGAACGCTGGAACAGCCTGCAAATATGCTGCGTGTGCTGAAAGCACAGTTTGAACAGTGCGCTAGAGCAATCGGTAATCTGTTCATCCCTATTCTGGTGAAAGTCCTCCCATTTGCTATCGCTGTTGCAAATGCTCTCAGAGAAATCATTACTGCTATCGCCGGCCTATTTGGCGTTACGCTTCAAGCCCCTGACTGGGGAGATTCCTTTGGCGGCGCAACCGCAGGAAGCGGAGCGATTGCCGACAACATGGACAGTGCCGCCGGTTCGGCGAAGGAACTGAAACGATACCTTGCCGGGTTTGATGAACTGAATGTCCTCCCAGACCAGAGCAATGGCGGAGGTGGAGGCGGTGCAGGAGGCGGCGGTGGAGGTCTGGACTTCCCCACTCCTGGATATGACTTCCTGGAAAATGCCGTAACGAAAAAGATTGATGCCTGGAAAAAGAAGCTACAGCCGTTCGTTGACTGGATTACAAGTCACCTGAAAGAAATCGGAGAAATTGCGGAGGGCATCGCCGCGATATTTTTGGCGTGGAAGATATCCGAATCGCTTATACGCGGCGTAGATACCCTTTCCGGCTTTTTCAAAAACATCTCTAAGGTTGGCTCTCTCACGCTCGGCGGAATCGGTCTTATCGCCGACCTTAACGAGTTTATGAAATCCCTGAAAGACATTCAGGAGAATGGAGCAAACTTCTCCAACGTTTCAAAACTTATAAGCGAGTTTGCGGGAATGGTCGGCGACATCGCAGTCCTTGGGGGAAAGTATAAACTCGGCGGTGCGCTAAAACTTGTTCAGGGAGTAGGAGAATATGCCAGTGCAATAAAGGATATTGCGGATAATGGAACAAACTGGGAGAACGCCAACACCGCAATTAGAGGGCTTACCAATATAACGATTGGAATTGGCGTTCTTGCTGGGCGCTTGGATGTTTCAGGCTGGGCAATGGCTATTCAAGGGCTTTCCTCCGTCATAACAGAAATTGCTGCCAACTGGGAAGCAATTAAAAAGGGCGATTGGAGCGGCGTTGATAAAGCAACGCTTTTGATCGGCGCAATCCAGATCATTGGTGGCATTGCCACTGCTCTTGACCTTTTCTCCAAGCTCAAAGGCATATCCAATGCCGGAAGCGCCGCGAAATCTGTATCTCAGACGGCAGAAGCGGCAGGGAATCTCGGCGAATCAATCGGTGGAAACCTAAGCCCAAAAATGCTTAGCCTTGCAAAAAACATCGGTCTTGGCGTGGGGATTCTTGCGGAAGTCGCCGCTGGCGCAATCATCTTCGTTGGCGCAATCGCGGTTCTTGGCTGGGAGCTTAGCAAGGTCGGCGAAGCGTGGCAGCCGGTCATTGACAATGCCGGAACAGTCGCCATCGCTGTTGGCGTCGGAACCGTACTTATGGCCGCTATTGGCGTCGCCTGTTATGCTCTTGGCACTGCCGGAGCAACGGTAGCTTTGAATGTCGGCATAGGAACGGCCATTCTTCTGGAACTAGGAGTTGCGACCGCTTTGTTTCTTGCGGAAATTTGGGGCGTCGGAAAAGGGCTGGACGAAATTGGCAAGGCGTGGGAACCCGTTTTGAATAATGGCGAGGATATCGCCACCGCAATAGGTATCGGAACCGGATTGCTTGTCGGAATCGGCGTTGTTACAGCCGCGCTCGGAGCAGCAACGGTTGGAACGGCAGGACTTCTCCCGTTGGCTATCGGGCTTGGAACAGCAATCCTCGTTGAGCTGGCAGCCGCATTCATCCTATTCACGAAAAGTCTTGTCGCGGTTGCAGACGAGCTTAATGACAATTTAGCGCCATCTATGCGAGACCTGAATGGTACGCTTCCGCAGCTTACATCCGACACACATGATTTCACGGTATTCATGACCAGTTTGGCGTCTGAAATCTCCAATTACACCGATAGCATGGGCAGCATCACTTGGGACAGCATTGTCGGCGGGTTTAGGAAACTTTTCGCAGGAAATCCAATTCGTGATTTTGCGGATAAGGTCGGAGCCGTAGCAAGTGATGCCTCCGTTTTAAATGAAAAGCTTACCACTGCGAACGGGGAATTAGAGACGGCGGTAACGCTTCTGACCGATTATATCACATTTATGACCACGATGAAGCAACTGACTGGTGACGCAGGAACCATCGAGCTTTCTACTGGAATCTTTACAAACCTGAAAGATGCTGGTTCAAAACTGGTTACGGGATTCTCTGTGGGAATGGTTGCGGAAACGCCCAAGCTTACAGCGGCGTTCAACGATATTCTGGCAACCCAGAATACGTTCGCCAATCGGTTCTTAAATGTATGGACAAGCCTCTGGTCAAGCGTGAGTATTTCCTTTGCCGGTTACTGGAACAACGTGTTAGGTAACATGGCGACCGGGCTTAACTCCATTGTCTACGCAACAAATACCATTATATCTGCTGTAAATGCGCTTATGCGCACCATCGGATATACGGGTGGTATCTCGGCGATTCCCTCAGTTTCCATTCCGCGCTATGCCGACGGCGGTTTTGTAGACCAAGGTCAACTCTTTATAGCCCGTGAAGCGGGCGCAGAAATGGTCGGCTCTATTGGCAGACGGGCAGCGGTTGCCAACAATGACCAGATCGTCGAGGGCATTACATACGGCGTTCGGGAAGCCAATGATGACGTTGTTACCGCTATTTATGCTGTCGCTCAGCAGATTATTGCAGAAATGCGGAATCAGGACAACGGAGGTGGCGGCGGATATGACTTTGACCGGGCTGTCCGGGATGCCCAGCGCAGGAACGCAAGAATGTATGGATAAGCGAAAGGAGTGAAAACGGCATGAAGATGATGCTCAAGATAAACGGCGTGGACTTCATGCCGTTCATCGCCAAACAGGGCGTAAAGTGGCAACGCAACGACATTGACGCACCCAATTCTGGGCGCACAATGGACGGAACAATGCAGCGTGGCCGGGTGACAACCAAAATCCGTCTGGACATCACCTGCCGCCCGCTAAAGGCTGAGGAAGCTATGACCGTGTTGCATACCATTCTCCCGGAATATGTGACCGTGGACTACTACGACCCTATGAGCGGGTACCGCAACAATGTGACCATGTACTCCAACAATAACCCTGCATCTTTTCTGATAGAGAAGCCGGAAGACGATTGGTGGAGCGGCATTACCTTCCCCCTGATTGAGAGGTGACGGGCACTTATGCAGAACGTATCACAGGAATACCGGGACATTGTAGCTGGCAACCACTGGTTTGAAAACCGCCTCTGCATCGGTGATACCGGAAAGCTAATTGACAAAAGCGGAAGCGCAATCACGTTCGGCGGAGTGCGCATTCTGGTAGATAGCGGTGGCGCCGAAACCGGCTACGGTGAAGAACTGCTGATATCCATGGAGCAGAAGCAACCGCTTCTTTCCGATTCTCCTGACGTTGGAAAAACCTGCGCCGGTGAGATCAACGTTGAAATGATTCATCCCTATGGTGATATCCCAAAACGTGCGCTTCTTCGGCCATATATCAGAGCTGCAAATGAGAATGCCGCCTCTGAATGGCTGCCACAAGGAAAGTATTACATTGACAAACGGAGCGAAGGAGAGATCGGTGACCGGACAAAACTAACGCTCCACGGATACGACGGGATGCTGCTTCTGGAAGAAGACTATCCGGCAGAATCCTCCCTTAACTGGCCTGCAAAGGACATTGAAGTTCTGAAAGAGATTTCCGATGCAGTCGGCATCTCGCTGGATAGCCGGGTATATCAAATCGTCACTTCTGGTTACGAAATCCCGTACCCTGCCGGGTACAGCTGCCGTGAGGTCATTGGCTACATCGGCGCAATGTACACCGGCTCCTGGGCTATGACGGCCACCGGAGAATTGATGCTGGTCACGCTCACGGGCCTTCCGAAGGAAACCAACTATCTGATTGTTGGCGGAAGCGATAACAGAGCGATCACGTTTGGAGGTGTCAGAATCCTTGTTCGATAAGTTCATCATTGGGTCTGCCGCCGACAGCCTGAAAATATCAGACCCACTCAGCGCGTACAGCCGCGTCACGTTGAAGGTTGCTGACGGCGTGGAGTATACGGCGGGTACAGACAGCGGCAGGGAACTGATCTCCGAAAACCCTTTCGGAACTCAGAAAATGGCAAACGACATGTTGGCCAGAATCAGCGGCTATTCCTACCAAACATATACGGCTACAGGCGCAATCTTAGACCCGGCGGCGGAGATTGGAGACGCGGTTCAGGTTGATGGAACCTATGGCGGCATTTACAGCGTGTCAAAGTCCTACGGGAAAATGATACGCGCGGATGTTTCCGCCCCCGGCTCTGAGGAAATCGACGAATCCGTTCCCTATAAATCCCACGAAACACGTAAGGTAGAACGTCAGTTTATAGAAACCCGGGCGCAACTGAAAATTCAGGCCGACCAGATTTCCGCCGAAGTCTCTGCCCGTATCGAGCAAGGGACCGAACTCACCTCGCGGCTGGACATTCAGAGTGACCAGATCTCCGCGCGGGTGACCAAAACCGGCGGCAGCAGCTCGTCCTTCGGTTGGGAGCTGCTTGACGATTCCTGGACGGTCAAGGCCAACAATACCACGGTGTTCCGGATCACCAAATCCGGTGCAGAAGTCCGTGGAAAGTTCATCGCCTTAAGCGGCAAAATCGGCGGTCTTGATATCCAATCCGACTACCTCAGCTATAACAATCAGGTCTGGAACGGCACCAACAGCCGGGGTATTTACATCGGTGTTAACGGCATTCAGTGCGGCTCAGAGGCTAACGGCGTGCAGATTACGCCGACTGGGGATCTGTATGCGGAGAATGGCTATTTCCGGGGAAACGTCAGCGCCGGAAGAATTGACTATGGCGGCGACGATGGCTATTTCAACGGCGGCGGCATTACTTCCGGCAGTATCTCAGGCGGCTACGACGGGCAGATATCTGGTGGTTCTATCGGCAATTACGCAGTATCCGGCGGTATCAACACCTCTCTTGGGTATGCGGATTTTGCAAATGGTGTGTTCAATGGTTGGAATACAGCATCCAATTTATCAACCAAAGACAAAGGACTGGTAATTGGAGGCCATACGATAGCTATAGCTTCTACATCGTTCAGGGATGGAAATGGCAGCACAATATCTCTACAATACCTAACATGGATTTGATATGACTGGTTATACTAGGAGGTTTCTATGGAAAAACTGAAAACCGCAACAGGCAAAGAATTCGACTGCGATTATTTCAACCCTTTCCCCCAGGCGGGGCAGATAAACATCCGTATTCTCGGGGAATCCCTGGCGACGATTGCCACGGTATTTGCAAATCCCGCTGAGACGGTGCAAATGTGGTGGGAAGGCCAGTACGCCGCACAATATACGAAGATAATCGCTATTGTACCGGAAACCGGCGCGGTGCGTGTGGTGCTGGGAAAGGAGTAAAAATGAACCCTGTAATGAAACTTAGGGCAGTCCTGAATACCCTTGAGGGCGTTCAGGTCGCAGGACGAGAGAACTGGGACAGAATGCTGGGCAGTGTGCAGGCCATTGAAGAAGTGATTCAGGCGCTGTCTGCGCCTCCTGCGCCCGAAAAAGAGACTGAACAGGAGGAAGCAGATGGCAGATAAAGCAATATCCGAGCTGATTGCAGCAGAACAGATAAAAGCCGCTGACCTTTTCGTCCTGGAACAGGACAGCGCGGCAAAGAAGCTGACGGGACAAATTCTGCTGAACTGGCTGACCGCAGCCGCTGACGGCCATGGCGGTATCAGTAGCATCGTGAAGCAGTCCACAAGCGGCCTTACGGATACATACCGTATCACCATGGCGGACACCACTACCTTTGACTTCACCGTAAAAAACGGGCGGGGCATTTCAACCATTGCCAAAGTCTCCGTCAGCGGGCTGGTAGACACGTACCGTATTACCTATAACGATAATACCACCAGCACGTTTACCATCACGAACGGCGCGAAAGGTGACAAAGGCGACAACGCATACGTCTGGATTCGGTACGCGGCGCAGAAGCCCACGGCAGCTTCTCATAGCTTCGGTGTTCTCCCTGACAATTGGATGGGCGTATACAGCGGCAATTCCGCAACCGCCCCCACGGACTGGACGCAGTATCAGTGGTTCGAGATCAAGGGCGAAAAGGGCGATACCGGGAACCCGGCTCTGTTGACCAGTCAGTCCGTAACATACCAAGCTAGCACATCCGGGAATGTTATACCGTCCGGAAACTGGCAAGGCAGCATTCCCACGGTAGCACAGGGCGCTTACCTGTGGACGCGAGTTGCAATGACGTTCAATTCCGGAACCCCGATTTATGCCTACTCCGTCTCCCGTATGGGCTTGGATGGCACCGGCGCTGTATCCAAAGTGTGCGGCAAAGAACCTAACTCCACTGGCAACGTTGAGCTAGAAGCCGAAAATGTTGGGGCATTGCCTAGTGCTGGCGGTTTAATGACCGGAAATATTGTCTTGAACTCCCATCAAATCAAAGCATTAGGTGCGCCCACGGACAGCGCTGATGCCGCAACCAAGGGGTACGTAGATACGGCGTTAAGTAATGCCAAAACGATTGCAAAGACTGCAACGTTAACTGCTGCCGGTTGGTCTGCCAGCGCCCCGTATACCCAGTCTGTTACGGTCTCCGGTCTGACGGATGCAAAGCGTGCGATGGCTTATCCAGTGTACGGGAGTAACACGGCAACCAATCTTGCGCTGAAAGAGGCGTGCGGTATGGTGAGCTTCGCTTCCCGGTCGGGCAGCGTGCTGACGTTTACCTGCCTTGAGGACAAGCCCACGGTGAATATTCCGATTGCGGTGGAGGTGTACGTATGAGCATTGCAGTGCCTTTATATGGATTTGGTGCCAGCGGCGGCGCAGGCGGCACCCTGACCGTCACAGCTCCAGCAAACGTCACGGTGACTGTTTCCAAGGACGGCAAGAGTAAGATCAAGAACTCCGGCACCAGCGGCGTGGTTGTCTTCAAGGGGCTTGCAAGCGGGACGTGGACTGTTACCATCACCAGTGACGGCAAGACCGCCCAAAAGAATGTTGTGGTCACAACCGATTACAGCACGGCCATTTCGTTCAGCACCATCCCCGAGTTCACCTGCACCGGCGATTTTGAGATCGTCAATGATTCTGATGAACCTATCACCGTATCTCAGGGCAATTGGAAAATCCGCTTCCTTACCTCTGGTATACTGACGTTTACAAACCTCAATGGTGCAGAGGCCGGTATCGACGTCTTCCTTGTTGGGGGAGGAGGAGATGGTGGAACTAGGAATTGGAACCCGGACTCGAACATCCAACAGCACGGTGCTGGTGGTGGAGGCGGGCACACCAAAACGCAGAAAAATATATCTGTGACCGTTGGAACGGCATATACCATCACGATTGGTAGTAATACGGGCACCACTAATGCATTCGGCCTGTCAGCATCCGGCGGAACAAGTGCTTATGGTGCGGCCAAGGGTTGGGAAAATGGTGGTAGTGGTGGTTCCGGAGGTGGTGCCACAGAAGGTACGGGCGGAACAGATGGCGGCAATGGAACCGCGCCTAAATTTGGCGTTGCTGGAACTGGGCAAGGAACTACTACTAGAGAATTCGGGGAGACAAATGGTCGCCTGTATGCGTCCGGTGGTAATGGCGATAAAACCAATCCCACGGTGGCTAACAGTGGCAATGGAGCAGACGGAAAATCGACAGATGACCCGTCTACCTCGAAAAATCCTGGAGCATCTGGCATCGTGGTGATTCGCAATGCAAGGGGGGCTGCATAATGGCAAGATCAATGGCACTTATCGAAAACGGCACTGTAACCAACATGCTATGGTGCTCCGATTCCCAGCCAGAAACGGATACCATTATCAATCCCGCAGACCGTCCGGTAGGAATCGGCGATACCTACAACGACGGAAAATTCTACCGGGACGGGGTGGAAATCCTCACCCCGCTGGAAGAGGCGTTGAAGAAGAACGCCGAGTACGAAGCCGCCTTGTCTGAAATTGAAACCGCGCTGGGGGTGAATAACACATGATGACCATAGAAGAACGCAAAAACGCCATTCTTGCGAAAATCATGGAAATAAAATC